GACGGTAGGCATTGTTGAAATCCCATTGGCTCATGTGCAGCTTACCGCGAAGGGCCTTGTTCTTGGGGTTGTTCAGGTAGTTGGCTACTGTGGCCGGGCTCAATACCAGCGGATTTCCATCCTTGTCGGTAAAGTCTGCCGGATTCAACACCTCGCCGGTTTCGGGGTCATATAGCTCCAGTTCTCCTTGCACAAATAGATTGTACTGTTCCCACACGGTGGTATTGAAGGGCTGCTCCGGTTGGGCATCGATGCTCAGTAGCAGGCGTTCAATGTCATAGGTCACTTTCCGGCGGTTCTGGTTCATGAACTTGCGGCTGATAAGGCTTTCATAGCCGTTGGCCTTGAAGTCATTCACACGCTTCTTGAAGCGGTTGGAACTGACAGGCAAGGTATGTCCGAACTCTGCTTGGTAGTAACTGATGGCTCCTGCCAGTTCGCCCCAGTTCACCGGCCCGGCCTTCATGGCCTTTCGCATAAACGTGGCATCCTCCATGGCACGCATCACTGCCTCAATTACCGAAGCGTTTACCGTATATTCTTGGATGTGTTCCGGCGGAAGGGCATCACCGTTGTCAAAACGGAACCGGGTGTAGAATTCCCGGGCTTTCGCATCGATGTGGTAATGGTTGCCGAGCCAGTTTCTTATAACGTCCTCTTTCATGTCTCCGTATTTAAGTTTTATCCTTTCCTGAAAACGCAGTGGCATGGTCGCTATCTCTACCAGTGCATAACTTCCAAGCCCCTTGCCGGGTCGCACTACGTTGATTTCTTTCTTGGCCGCTAATTTCTTGTAATTGGGTACCGACAGGATGGGAGCAAGTTCTTCTTCGGAAAGAGTGGAAGGATGAACGCCTTTCAGCGTGCGGCTTCTGCTGTAGTCAGCCTTCCCGTTCACCTTCACCGGTCGGTCGTCGTAGGTCAGGTCATTGTAGGATATGCACAATATCTTTCCATAATACTCCATTTCATTGCTGTTTATAAGGCGGCTGCCATCTGTTGGGTCTCGTGCTGCAGCTGCATGAAGTCTGATACAAACTCACATTGGTAGGTTTCGGTCCGTTTTCCGTCCACGTACACGTCCACATCGTTGGTCTTCCGGTGGACTACCAGTTTTACACGGGGACCGAAGGTGCAGGTCATGGTATGCTCACACTCTTCAAAGGTCGTTTCACAGTTCGGGATGAAGTTCCCGTCGGTCAGTTTACCGCCTCGTTTCAGGGCGAGGGTGCGAATCCGGCGCGCCTGGTCGCTGTCACGGACAAAATTCAGTGCCTGCCACACAGCCTGACGGCTGCATCCGAATGTCTTCATCAGGAAGGTCTTTGTCTCGTTATCTGTCAAAATCTGCTTTCTCATATCGTTTATCTCTTGATATATTGCTCATTTATAATTCCTCAATCGCTTTCTGCTTGATGTCATCCGAATCATCCGGAAGTATCTCGTAAAGGCGTGTTCCTTTTTTCAGTTCCTCAATCAGCACTTGCATGGCTTCCTCGCACACACAGCTCACATTCTCCAACACTCGGTAAGCATCCGAGTTACTAATCGCATTCTCTGTCATGAACTGTCCGGCCAAATCCATAGCCTGGTCGGCAATGTTCTGTGTATGGGCCGCACTGCTTATCATCGTGCGAAGCTTCTGCTTGAACTGGCGTTCAGCTCTCCCTTGATTGAAATTCTTTGCCATAAATCTAAATTTTAGAGGTTAATATCGTGGGGCGCGGGGAATCGAACCCCGATGGCTTTCTACGCTTTCTCATTGTCGATTTACCAACTCTCCGGCCGTGCCTGCCGCCCCTGCCCGTCTTTCCGGGCTGCCAGTTATCCGGCAATCTATTTGCCTT